TCACGCAATCTGGAAAGCGCCACATAAGTTTGTCCATATTCGAAAATACTCGACCCAATATCAAGACATGCCATATCTAATGTGATTCCTTGTGATTTATGGATAGTAAATGCATATCCAAGTCTGAGAGGCATATAATCAATCGTATAAATCGGATATTCACTACTTAATTGTTTTGTTTGAAATCCAATCGCCATTTCTTGTCCATTTGTAAAACGAACAATCGGTATCGGTTCTTCACCTTCTGTAAATCGTGCTATAATACCTTGGCTTCCATTACAGATTCCGCGTTCTACATCGAAATTATGAAGACACATTACATTGGTTCCGACTTTTAATGCGATTTCATTTGGAATATTATGTGCATCTTTATAAGTATCAAACAATCGGGTGATTTCTTCTTTTGTCAAGGAAAGTGAATCATATACAAGAGACGCTTCAATCGGTGTATTTGTACCCACATATGTTCGAATCGTGTTGGATTGTCGAATCGGATACACATATTCATCACTGTTGATTTTTTGATATTGTTCACGATTGATTTTTTCTGCTTTCGCATTTACTGGAAACAGTTCAATCGGTTTGATTCCGGCTGGATGGTCTCTTCCAACACATTTGGAAAGTTCGATAATACTTTCTTGAGACAATTCACCGGCACGTACTTCATCCAATATATTAAGGAATCTCGGACATTTTTGTCTGAATACTGTTTTCAATAAGATATGATTCGATGCTGGAAAGACTGTATTCCATTTTTCGTGTTCAAAACAGAAACGTTTCGTATCTGGTTCTTCCTCTTTGCCAACTGGAGGCAATTGATAGAAATCCCCGATGAAAATGACTTGAAGACCTCCAAACGAACGATGTGAATGTCGGAATGCACGGGATAATTCTTCGAGAATGCCGAATAATTTTTTCGACATCATAGATACTTCATCAATAATTAGAACAGAACAAGTTGTCCAATTTTTCCGGGCTTTTCGATTGGTTAATGTACGATTTATAATTTGTTCCTGTTCACCTTGACAAAGACCTACACCCGAAAAAGAATGAATGGTTCGGGCTCCACAATTTAATAAAACAGCGGCACAACCAGTAAGAGCGGTTACAGCATATTGTTTTCCACTATCGATTAGGTCTTGTACAATGGTTTGAATCAAATAGGATTTACCAGCACCGCCTTGTCCTGTAATGAAAATATTTTCACCTTTCTTGTATTTTGTGAAAGCATATTTTTGTTCAGGAGATAGTGTTTGATAACGATTCATATTTTCAAGTAAATAATCAAGTGTCGATGTATTTATATATTCTTTATATATTTTAATCGTGGTTGATTCAATTTTGGAGGCATATGTCTCACGAGTTCATCGGATGAATATGGTCGTGGAGGGTGGTTCAGGAATTGTTATACTTAAATATTACGTTTAGATTTCTCTCAGCAATTCTCTCATTTTCTTCCATTTTCATTTCAACACGTTCTAATTCTTTGTTTTGTATTTTTAACAAAGAATTCATATTTTTCGATTGTTTTACAAGATTATCAATTCCACTATTTCCATCTCTATCCAATTGTTCGAAAGAGATATATTCTGCTTCTGGATTTTCCGGTTCCAATTTCGGGACAGGATAAAATAAATTCATGAAATATCCAGTCCATGTCATACCTCGCAAAGTTCGTTTTGCGGATTTATGGAAAAAAATAGATTCATCGAGTTTGCGTTCTGTCTCTCGTATAGTATCGAGAGATTTATCCAATTCTGTTAAGATTTGATTTCCTAGATTTACGGTTTCTTGGATAAGAGATTCATTGATTTCGGATTTCATTATTTTTACACCTTTATTTTTACACCTTGTTGAGAAAATATTTTACCTTGTATATAAGAATACTCATCTCTTGTTATTATAGAGAATTCAAAATGCATCAAGAATATTTGGCTTATGCGTTTTTATTTTTGATTTTAGGAGTTATTTTCTATTTTTATTATGACAAATCAGGATTTGAGTTGAAATGCATAGTTTCGACAGTTGATGGAAATAAATATTGTGTTCGCGAGAGAGAGAAAATGCAAGAAGCCGCGGATTTATTAGCAAAAGTTGCCAATAAAGGTTCGAAATTAGTAGATTATCTGAAAAACAAATTCCCCGATAAAGACCTTGTTCAACGATTGTCTTCGAATTTCCGACCCGATAAAATTGTAGAGAATTTACCAACAAGTAAATACACTGCTTATAGTGAAAATAAAGGACAAAAAATGGCATTTTGTTTGAATAAGAAAAAAGATGGAGACACTATGATTGATGAACATACCGCGTTTTTTGTAATGGCACATGAAATGGCTCATACTGCGACAAAATCAATTGGACATAAAGATGAATTCTGGGAGAATTTCAAGTTCTTATTAACACATGCAAAAGAAGCCGGTCTACATGACCCACAAGATTATAAAAATGAACCAGTTGAATATTGTAGTATGCAAATTACAGATAATCCTTATTATGATTATAATTCATAAATCGTTTGTTTCTTGATGTTAATGTTTTTTGTTTTTTGTTTTTTGTTGATATTAATTTTGTTTTTTGTTTTTTGTTTCTATTTGTTTTCCTATTTTTGTTTTTGGCTCCTCCATAATTCATAATAGCATTTTTATATTCATGGTCATTATTTATTTTTTCAATAACTGATAATAATTTTTCATCTTTCACTTTCATAATATATACAAGTTCAGGAAAAGTTAGAGGTTTTCTCTCTCTCAGCATACTCGACATAAATGGTACGAAAAAAAATGTATACATATATTGTTTAATTATAAAATCGTATTCTGTTTCATTTATGGTTTTTATAATTTTGTTGAAATTTTCATATGTCACTGCTCTGATATTTACATCTCTCATATGTGATCTATTAGGTACATTGTCTGCCCAACACCATGAATCTGCAATAATCACATAATCATCGGAAATACGTTTTACAAAGAAATGATGGTATGTATTGCAATAACCACTTGTATTATTATTAATGTCATTTATATCATGCAGTTTTCTACTAATTATATTAAATATATAGGTTTTTCCAATTTTCAAATCAGTATCTTCCATAGAATGCCAATCTAAACATTTCATATTCCATGAATCTGTATGATTATTTTTATCAAAATTATAACCAGTGATTGCTTTAAAAAATAAACGTGAATAATTAATGATTTCAGTTGACGTATTATTTATATTAAAATTCTCCATTTCTGTTGATGATAAAGGTGGTATAAATGTTGTTAATAAATTTGTACAATGGTCTTTACATTCTTGATATTCAATAATTTCAGACCGATTAGTTTCTTGATTTGTTTTATTGACTCGTGTTGCGTAATATAGGATTGGTGCAAAAAAACCACAACAACCCCAATCTTTATTATATTTCACATTTCGTGAACAGTTTATTGGAACATTTTCTTTTATCCATTTCACTAGTCCTAATAATTCTATCAATTCTTGACGAACTATATCAGGGACTATACCATCACTGTTTTCATCATAATATTCTTTAATATATGAATATGGACGAATTATATAAAATTCAACGTCAATGCCAGTAATTTTCACTTTTATTTTATCAATATTAATTTGATTCTCAGATTCAGATATTCTGTTTATCGAATTTGTCCATATTTTATCAAACATTGCCATTATTTATATATTAAAATATTTAAATAAAACCTACAATGCCCTTCCTTATTGATAATTTTTTTGTGTAAAATTACGAATTTGTTTTCCAATATTTTTAAATGTCTTATTCAATGATTTTCTTAATCTTTCTTTTTCTCTTTCTCGAACCACAATAATTCGTTCCTCTTTCTCTTCTTTTTTCTCTTCTTCTTTTTCATCTTCTTTCTCTTCTTCTTTTTCATCTTCTTTGACATATTCTTCTTTGGCATCTTCTTCTTTGACATATTCTTCTTTTTCATGAGTATCCAAAATATTTTCAGACAATTTTTCTTTAGCACGGATTCCATCAAATATACTATCCATAAATGTTGAGAGATTTGTACTATTATTACTAACCGCCGGCAATTCATGAATCGTTTCAAAATCTATATTCATGAGAGAATCCAATACTTGGTATTTTATTTCTCCTTTTTCATCTCTTTGAATTTCTAATGGTATTTTAATATTTGCCATAATATATTTCATTATACTAATTGATTATTTCTTAGTTTTTTTTCCTTCTTTTTTGGCGCGACTTCCTCTTTTGATATAGATGTATTTGCCATTGTCATCTTGGATTTTATTTCCTGCCACAAACAATTCAATACCATCGGAAATTTTATATTTATAAGGTTCTAAAACATCGGTAACAGATTGTGTATTTGGTCGAGCCAATAGTTTTTCACAAATTGGTATAATAGATTCTACAAATACATTATCACTTATTGCGTCTTCATAAGCACGAGGATTCGACGAATCTGGTTCAAAAGGTTGAATTAAAATTCCATTCTTTTTATTATGTATATGATTAATATAAGAAACCATATTATCAATAATAATTGTATTTTCTCTTGTCCATTGTGGATTATTTTGATAAATCATCCGTAAATCTTTATTATCAGCATCTATATGATTATTTTTCCATTCTATATAATCTTTGTCACAATATACGAAATCGAATTTGACAATTGGTATTTTAGAATTCGCATCCCGTTTTTGGTTTAGGTTATTGATTAAAAAAGGTATCCATTTATTGGCCGTATAATCTGCGTGTTTTCTGTCTCCAAATGTCCATATACCTAAATGTATATTGATATTAAATTTATTGTTATAAACAAATCTAAAAAATTCTTCGATACCAGGACGAAATATAATTTTTGGATTTGGGATTGGTGATTTATAGGGAGTTACCACAGTTATATTATTGAATGTTTTGTATTTTTCCTCCATTGGCGATGAATCAATATATTGTAATATAGTTTCATCAATATCGAGAACAATACATAATTTTGGTTTTATATTGAAAAATTGGTCCATATATAATATCTATAGAGTATTCTCTCTTTCTATTTTAGATGGATTATTTAGTAAATGCAAGAGATGAATATCAAAATGTAAGGTCGATATCTTATTTTACTTTAAATTATACATATGTGTTATTTTTTTCAATGATACTTATCTTCTTATTGCCATTATTATTATGGGTTTTTATAAAAATCACTGTCAAAATATTAAAAGCGCAAAATACATATTGTGAGAGCGGACTTTTATTTTTTTTCGATCCAGAAGAAAATGAGAGATGTACCGCAATGTATCTAAAAGACCATGAAACGGGTCCTTTACATAAAAATATAAGGAATCTAAATGAAGAAAATGATAAAGTCGGAAAACAAATCCAAAAAATCAAGAAACAAATGAAACGTTATGTTTTAGATAAACAAGAGGCAGATATTCATGAAAGATATCGTGTTGCCGAAGCGATTGCTGATTATCGGGAATTAAAACAAAGGATTCATAATGTAAAATCATTGGCGAATGATATGCAACAAAAAAATCAAGAACTGATAGGAGGTTTTGCGGCATGGATAAATAATACGGTTGATGCTGTAAATGAAACATTAATACAAGAGGCAAATAATGCTAGAAATAATTTAATACGTATTGCTTATACAAAACGTGTAGATGTATTAAGAAAAAGATTATTACAAAAATATGATTCTATATTGAATTATTTTGGAAGATATAATGCGATGAATGAAGATGCTCCTGTGAATCCAGAACGAGTTCTACCTTTAGAAGAACGTTATCGAAAAGAAGGAACACCTCTAGGAACAAAACCGACTGCGACTTCAACTACAAACCCGGTTACAAACTCGGTGACAAACCCAGTTACAAAATCTGTACCAAACGTATTCAAAAAACGCGTGAAAAATGTATTCAAACGATGATAGAGGGGGTTGTGCTGATAGCAATCAAAACCTGATAAAATATAAATGAAATTTTTGAGAGGATTGAAGAGAAGTCATATGATTGTATTAGCGATTGGATTGATAGTTATTGTTGGTGCTGTATTCATGAGTGGACCGAATGTTGTTGGACATTCATTAAAAGCAACTACTTTGTATGAATATCCTTATGAAGGTTTTGAACAAGTGATGGATGCTTATA